TGAAGGCAATTACATTGTTGTTGAAGCATATAAAATAGTTGATCCTGATGTCTATCAAGATGTTTGGAAAGATCGTTGGCTACAAAATTATGCAACGGCTAAAATTAAATACCAGTGGGGGTCAAACTTAACCAAGTTTGTCGGAATGTCTTTGCCTGGAAACGTTCAGTTTAATGGCGAACAAATTTTAAATGACGCAAGGGATGAAATTCAAAGACTAGAAGAAGAAATGATTTCTTCATATTCGCTTCCTGTAGTCGATATGATAGGGTAGTAGGTTATGACTACCAATTTCTATTTTAATAATTTTTCCAGCTCTCAAGAACAGACTTTAATAGAAGATTTGATTATCGAATCTATCAAAATTTATGGTCAAGATTTAATTTACATAAAACGAACTTATGGAAATAAAGATGATTTATTGAATGAGGATGATGTTCCGGAATATCGTGAAGCATTTCAAATTGAAATGTACATTAAAAATGTCGATGGATTTGAAGGCGAGGGGGATTTCTTATCTAAATTCGGTTTACAGATTCGTGACGAAATTACGTTCACTGTATCACAAAGGATTTGGACACAGGATATCGGCGGAGAAATAGATAGCACACGTCCTTATGAAGGTGACTTAATATACTTACCTCTTAATAACAAAATGTTTAAAATCAGTCATGTTGAGCATGAAGCAATTTTTTATCAAATGGGATCTTTGCAAACATACGACTTGAGATGCGAATTGTTTGAATATTCGAACGAAGTGATTAGAACAGGATATCCTGATGTTGATAATGTGTTTGAAAATCTGGTTACTAGATCATCTAACCTTGAGGCCTTTGCGGGTCAATCAGCGATTGAAGTTGAAAAAGTCGATCCTTTGGCAGACAATGAAACAATTGAGAGAGCAGCAAGCGATATCATTGATTTTTCTGAGCAAAATCCATTCGGTGAGGATACATTTTAATGTTTGGCAATAGATTTTACAATCAAACGACAAGAAGATATGTCGCAATTTTCGGCACACTTTTTAATGATATAAAAATTGGGCGTTCTAAAGACAATATCAATATCGATTTCTTAATTGATATACCTGTTAATTATGGACCTATGCAAAAGTTTCTTGCACGCTTTGAACAGGATCCTGATTTCGATGCACCTGCAATGACATTGCCTAGAGTAACTTTTGAGATAACAAATGTTGCCTATGATGGCACAAGAAAGTTAACAAACGCAATCTCTAACTCTGTTATTAGTGGCGATAAAAATGTTCTGAGAACAAGGTACACACCGGCGCCGTATAATTTAGATTTTCAATTAAACATTATGACTAAGTATACGGAAGATGGCACGAAGATATTAGAGCAAATTCTACCATTCTTCAAACCAGAACAAACTTTATCTGTGAAACTATTAGATGAAATGGATGTTTATTTCGATATTCCTATTGTTTTGAACTCTGTTGTAACGGAAGATACATATGAAGCAGATTTTCAAACTCGCAGAGCATTGATTTGGACATTAAATTTCACTTTGAAGGGTTATTATTTTGGGCCTGTAATTGATAAAAAGATTGTAAAGTTTGTCAGATCTAATATATTTGATGACACTTTAGATAAAGTTGAGACTGTTTCGTTGCAAACATCTTCATCAACAAGTACAATTGTTGATGATATTATCGAAGGCGTAGAGAATTTTGTTTATTTCGATGTGTTCGAAACATCAAACGGAGAAATATTTGGTATTTCAAACACAGATTCATTTGATGTAAATAGAAATGCTAATACATCACCGTTCATATTACAAGAGGAGTTGCCTGATATCACTATTAATTATGGCGATACATTGAATATTATTAATGAGTCTAATGAATATTCGTTGGTGATATTAAATTCGATCATAGATCCTGATACAGGAGGATTTGGTTTTGATGTTGACAATGTTATTTCAGGTGATGAAGTTGAAGGTCAACCTACATTGGGCGGATCTACATTGAAATTTACTCCAACAAAAGCTGGCGAATTTTATTACATTTCGCCTGAAAATACAGATTTTGCGGGTATTATAACTGTTCAAGGTGATAATTTAAACATGGGACTTATTGAAGATACTTCAGATGGAATCATTGATCAAGATGAAAATTCTAAAAATTACACAAACCTTGGCGATTTACCTTCTTCTATTGTCGAAACAACTCCGGGATTAACATCTTCTGGAACTCCGACAAAAAATCCTAATGAAACATTACCTTTCTCTGAAATTGATTGGGATGATAATTGGGATTATATTGTTGAAATTACAGATGGTGATGATTATGATCCTGATTAATAAAGGAATTTTGTAATGAAAGATGATCCTATTGCAAATAGCTTAGGTTTAACTCCTATGAGCTTTGATGAACCTCCTGTTGCAAAACCTAGTGCGCCTGTTGTTATAGAACATGCGTCTGACGATGAAGAACGTGCGAACAAAGATTATCAATATGCACGTGAAAACTTTTATAATGTTATTGAAACAGGAACAAAAGCATTAGAAGATATGCTTGACGTTGCGAAAGCGTCTGAGCATCCTCGTGCATATGAGGTCGTATCAACGATTATGAAAACGTTGGTTGATGCAAACAAAGATCTCGTTGCAATGTCTGAGAAAAAAGCAGGTCCTAAAAAACCAGAACCGCCTGCAGGTGACGGAACAGTAAATAATAATTTGTTTGTGGGATCTACAGCAGAGCTACAAGCAATGCTGAAGGATCTGAAGAATGGTTGAAGTTAAAGATAAAGGTTACTTAGGTAATTTAAATCTAAAACGAAAAGGCACCGCTGTTGAATGGACACCTGATATGATTCAGGAGTTTGTTAAGTGCGCAAAAGATCCTATTTACTTTTCAGAAAAATATATTCAAATCGTACACGTTGACCACGGATTGATTCCAATTCGATTGTATGATTATCAGAAAAAAATTATTGAAAAGATAACAAATCATAGACGTATGGCTGTTAATACGTCAAGACAGGCGGGCAAAACAACAACCGCTGTTGCAGTCATATTACACTACGTGTTGTTTAACGACCACAAAACAGTCGCATTGCTTGCAAACAAAGGTGATGCTGCACGTGAAATCTTAGATCGTATTAAGATTGCATACGAGGCACTTCCAAAATGGATGCAACAAGGTGTTATCGAATGGAACAAAGGGAGTGTTGAATTTGAAAATGGTTGTAAAATCATTGCAGGAGCTACATCAAGTTCTGCTATCCGAGGTAAATCTATATCGTTTCTTTATATTGATGAGACGGCATTTGTAGAAAATTGGGATGAGTTCTTTGCATCAGTATTTCCAACAATTTCATCCGGTAACACAACAAAGATTCTTTTCACATCAACACCAAATGGATTGAATCACTTTTACAAAACGTGTGAAGGGGCAAGAGAAGGTCGTAATGGATATGAATTCCTTGAAGTCATGTGGTATGATGTTCCAGGACGTGACGAGAAGTGGAAAGAAGAAACGCTTCAAGCGATGGATTATGATTATCAGAAATTCGCACAAGAATTTGAGTGTGAATTCTTAGGTTCGTCAGGTACACTAATTGATGGGTCAAAATTAAAAGCTATTGTGTCTAGAGAACCGGTCGCTGAAGCCGAAAATATTAAAATATATCATCAACCAATCGAAAATCATACATATGTTTGTGTTGCTGATGTATCAAGAGGAAAGGGGCTTGATTACTCAGCATTTCAAATATTAGATGTGACATCTGTTCCTTACAAACAGGTTTGTGTGTTTAGAGATAATTTAATCACACCTATTGATTATGCGGACATCATACACAGATGTATTAAAATGTATAATGATGCATACGTATTGATAGAAATTAATGACATAGGTGAACAAGTTTCTGATTTGCTGCATTACGAATTTGAAGTTGAACAATTATTATTCACAGAGTCAGCAGGAAGATCAGGCAAAAGAATTTCTGGAGGATTCGGCAAAGCCGCAGACAAAGGAATACGAACAACGAAAAGCGTTAAAGCTGTAGGATGTAACATGTTGAAGTTGATGGTTGAGCAAGATAAGCTAATCATAAGCGACTTCAATACAATAAATGAATTATCAACCTTTTCTAGAAAAGGTGTGTCATATGAGGCGGAATCAGGATGCCATGATGATTTAGTTATGTGTCTAGTTTTATTTAGTTGGTTAACAGACCAAACCTTCTTTAAAGATATTACTAATATTGATACTATGACACTTTTAAAAGAAAAATCACAACAACAATTAGACGATCACTTATTGCCACTAGGATTCAACAATAATGATGACGATATTTTCATCAATGATGATACTCATTTTAATAAATGGTTTAACTACGACATTAGTGGCCATCATTAAATAGTCATTTTTATAAATATCATTAGAAAACATCCATTAAGGTGATTGATAAACAAGGAGATTGAAATGGCATTTCAAGTAAGCCCAGGCGTAAACATCAGCGAAATCGATCTGTCAACGGTTGTGCCGGCTGTCTCGACAACTTCAGGTGCGATTTCTGGCGTATTCCGCTGGGGACCGATCAACGAGAGAGTTCTCGTTTCATCAGAAGTCGAGTTAGCAAGAATTTTCGGCAAACCAAAGACAGGTTTTAATATTGAAACATTTTTTGCTGCTGCTAACTTTTTAGCATATAGCAATCAATTATATGTATCACGTGTGTCTACAGGTAGCGCATCAAACTATCAAACAGGCGGCGGCATCCCTGCAACTGTAGAATATCAAGGTGTGACCGGTGCATATACACTTCAAGATCAAGTATTTGGTGTTGACGTTGTTGGCGGAGTTTTTGAAGTTGGCGGACAATCACAAATCGAATTAACACTCAGAACAGGTGTTGCATATACATTTGACATTTCAGACGCTACTATGGACGGTGGGACATTTAGATTCTCTGAAACAGCAGACGGCACACACGGTGGCGGCACTGAATACACAGGCGGTGTAACCACAGATGGAACTCCTGGTCAAGCAGGTGCGTATGTGTTAATCAATGTTGATGAGGATACTCCTGCAACACTGTACTACTACGATGAAAACAATGCAGGTCGTGGCGGATCAATTAAAGTTGTTCCAGCGGGCACAGGTCAAGTTTTTGATATTACAAAAACTGATACTGAATACAGTGCTACAATCGTATCAGGCGGTCAAGATTATCAGGTTGGTGATAATGTTGTCATTTCTGGTGCTGATCTGGGCGGCGCTACACCTGTAAACGATTTGACATTAACGGTCGATACAATTCTTGATCCTGAAGGAGACGGTGTTGGTTCAATCGCAAGTGTCACACCTTCAGGCACAATCGATCCTGAAATCGTTGCGCCTGTTGTACAGCATTTTGTTGCTAAATATCCTGGCGCAGCAGGAAACTCTCTTCGTGTTGATGTTATCGATACATTAACATTCGGCGATCTTGAGAATGCGCCTTCATCACGCTATTTTGATATTGCGCCAGATGATCAACGAGTTCACGTTGCTGTTATTGATACAAATGGCGAATTTGGTACTGAAAATGCAGCTCTTGAAATTTATGAAAACTTAAGTTTAGTTGAAGGAACACAAGAAGTTGACGGAACTAACGTATATCTTGCTGATGTGCTTAACTTGCGCTCTTCATATATCAACATTCCAGATGAAACAGCTGTATCAAGCACACCAATCGGGCAATTGCCGCTTCAAGATGGGTCTGATGGATTTGATGAAACCGATGATTCAACATTAGCGTTGCTTACAGGTGATAACACAGGATACGGTTTGTTCAAGTCACCGAACGAAGTCGATGTTTCACTTATTTTGCAAGGTAAAGCAATTGGCGGAAATTCAAATGCATCTCTAACAAGATTCATTGTACAAGAAATTTGTGAGTCAAGAAAAGATTGTGTTGCGTTCTGCTCGCCACCTAGTGACACAGTTGTGGGTAGAAACAGAGACGATATGGTCAATCTAATCACATCTTACATGAACGCATTAGCAATTGACTCATCATACGGATTTATGGATAGTGGATATAAATATCAGTACGATAAGTATAACGATAGATATGTCTATGTGCCGATGAATGGCGATACCGCAGGATTGTGTGTTAAAACTGACGCACAGCGTGATCCATGGTTCTCTCCTGCAGGATACAATCGTGGATTTATTAAAAACGTAATCAAATTACCTTTCAATCCTAACCAAGCAGAACGTGATGCGCTCTATAAGATAGGTGTTAACCCAATCATTTCACAGCCAGGGCAAGGTGTTTTATTGTTCGGCGACAGAACAATGACTAAAAAATACTCTGCATTCGACAGAATTAATGTTCGTCGACTATTCATTGTGCTCGAAAAAGCTGTTGCAAGAGCTTCTAAGTTCACTTTGTTTGAATTCAATGATGAATTTACAAGAGCACAATTTGTAAATCTTATCGAACCATTCCTCAGAGACGTTCAAGGTAGACGAGGCATCTATGACTTCAAAGTTGTATGTGACGCTACTAACAATACTCCTGAAATTGTTGACAGAAATGAATTTGTTGGGGACATTTATGTTAAACCGGCACGTTCAATCAACTACGTTCAGCTGAATTTTGTTGCTGTCAGATCCGGCGTTGAATTTGAAGAGATTGTCGGACGTCAATAAATAAAATAAAGCGTATAGAGGAGAAAACAAATGGCTTTTAACATCAATGAAATGAGAAGTCAGCTTGCTGGAGGAGGCGCTAAAGCGTCTCTATTCCAGGTTCAAATCACCAACCCGGTGACAAATGTTGCTGATTTAAAAGTACCTTTTATGGTGCAAGCATCTTCAATTCCAGAATCAACACTGGGAACTATCGAAGTACCTTACTTCGGTCGTAAAATTAAACTGGCAGGTGACAGAACATTCGGTGAATGGTCAGTTACTGTAATTAACGATGAAGATTTTCTTATTCGTAATGCAATGGAAGCATGGATGAACTCAATCAATTCTCATGTATCCAACTTACGTCAGTTCCCAACACCTTCACCAAGTGCATATAAGCAACAAGCGCAAATTACACAGTATTCAAAATCAGGTGTGCCGATTAGATCGTATCAATTTAATGGTTTATTTCCAACATCAATTAGCAATATTCAGATGGATTGGAATACAACTGATGATATTGAACGTTTTGACGTGACATTCCAGTATGATTGGTGGGATGTTTCTGGCGGCATTACTGGCGATGCTGGAACTCGTGATTAATAAATAATTGTGGGGAGTGTTAAACTCCCTATAATTATAAGTTAAGGATATATAAAATGGCCCAACTCTTTGGTTTTGAAATTAAAAGAAAGTCTGATGATAATAAAAAATCATTACAGACTTTTGTTTCACCTAATAACGATGATGGTGCGGTTGATGTAACTGCAACCGGCGGTGCTATGAGTTCATTTGTTGATCTTGAAGGATCAGCAAAGTCAGAGGCAGAAGCCGTACAAAAATACAGAGAGATGATGCAGCAACCTGAAGTTCAGCAAGCTGTAGATGATATTATTAATGAAACTGTAAACATTACTTTTGATGATGTTCCAATACAATGTGTAACGGATGAATTAGATTTACCCGAAAACATTAAAAATAAAATTGTTGAAGAATTCGATACTATACTCAAATTGATGGATTTTCAAAATCAAGGGTATGATATATTTTCAAAATGGTATGTCGATGGACGCCTTCATTATCATGTAATGATAGATGAGAATGCAACATCAAAAGGCATTCAAGAACTACGTTATATCGACCCAAGAAAACTGCGTAAAGTTCGTGAATTTAAAAAGAAAAAACTTGAGCTAAACGACAATAACGCACAATCAACGTTTACTAAAGAATTAAAAGCTGAATATTTTGTTTATAATGAAAAAGGATTTAATGCTGCATCACAACCATCGATGATGCAGCAAGGCGGCGTTGCAGGTTTAAAAATTGCAAAAGATTCGATTGTGTCTTGCAATTCGGGGTTATTGAACGAAAAAAACACGCTCATAGTATCACATTTACATAAAGCTATTAAACCTCTTAATCAGTTGCGTATGATGGAAGATGCGGCTGTCATATATCGTATCTCACGTGCGCCTGAGAGAAGAATTTTTTATATTGATGTGGGCAATTTGCCTAAAATGAAAGCAGAACAATATCTACGTGACATGATGACTAAACATAAAAACCGTTTAGTATATGATATGTCAACAGGTGAAGTTAAAGATGATAGACGTCATATGTCTATGACTGACGATTTTTGGCTACCACGCCGTGAAGGTGGTCGTGGAACAGAAATCACTACATTGCCTGGCGGTCAAAATTTAGGCGAATTAGACGATATTATGTATTTTCAGAAGAAATTGTTTAAAGCATTGAATGTGCCAATATCGAGATTAGAACCTGAAACAGGATTTTCATTAGGTCGTGCGTCTGAAATTACACGTGACGAAGTTAAGTTCTCTAAATTTATCACACGTTTACGTGCAAGATTTTCTGTTATTTTTGATAAAATTTTAGAGAAACAATTGATTCTAAAGGGTGTTATCACTCCTGAAGAATGGTCAACAATACAAGAAAAACTTCGTTATGATTTTATGATTGACAATCATTTTGAAGAATTAAAGAACTCAGAAGTTTTACAGAATAGATTGCAACTTCTACGTGATATTGATGAATATACAGGCAAATATTACTCTATTGATTGGATTCGTAGAAATGTATTACAGATGAATGATCAAGATATCAAAGAGATTGAAAGCCAAATTTCAGATGAGGGTGAAAGTGAAAATGAAGAAGACGTCGATAATGACGTACAAATGTAAAATATCATAAATAATAATTGTAATCTGATAAAAAATATAGGAGATGGATATGGATGATGTTAAAGCGATGATTAAAGCAGCAACTGAAAAAGATGCTGCAGGATTTCAAGACGCATTTGCGACAGTGATGAACGATAAAGTTAGCTCAGCTTTGGCAGATAAATATGATTCAATGTTTGGTGCCGCCGAAGAGGCAGAAGAAGTTGAACCGGAACAACTTGAAGATATCTCAGCAGAAGAAGAAGACGAACATGATTAAAACTTTCAAACAATTCAATGAATCACCAGAGCGTCGAAATGCGCCTGATGAAAATCGTTTTATTGATAAGCACGTATTTTCAAAGAAAGAACATCCGGTAGGTAAGGAAGATCAGTTCACGTCTAAAGGTAAAAAAGCTAAACGTGATGCTGATCTTGACAACGACAAGGAAGTTTACGAACAAGTTGTGTCAGAAAGTGTTATCGACGACTTGCGTTCTATCGTAAAAAAGAAATCAGTCGGTCAAGTTAAATTTGGCAACGGCGCAAAAACGAAAGTTGACATGTTCACAGCATCTGCCATGGTTAAAGTCCATGACGCATTGAATAGTGCCAACCAAAAGAAATTCGCCGATGCAATCAACAAAGATGAAACCATGTTTATGAAAATGATGGATTTCGCAATGAGTAAGGTAAAATAAATGATTATTAAAGGCCTTACACCTGCAGTTGATATCGGATTAGCACCAGATACAGTTACTAACTCAGGATTAATTTCTGTTGTAAACACAAATACATCTGCAACATTAATCGCATCTGGCGCAATGACGGTTATGATTGCTGCGGGTGAACGTGTTGTAATTGAAAAAGAACCTGGCGATACTATCGATGCGCCACAGGCAGCATCAGGCGTTTGGGCAACCGGCGTAGCATATAAGGCGTAAGGAGTTAAACATGTCGTTACTAATTAAAGAGTTGACTGAAGATGTTCAATACATCCAAGAAGAAATTCTTGACGAAGAAGGCAACTCAAAAGGTAAAAACTACTTCATTGAAGGTATCATCATGCAAGGTGATATCAAAAATCGTAACGGCAGAATGTATCCTTCAGCCGTATTAGGTGAAGAAGTAAAACGATACAATGAAACATTTGTTTCTAAGAATCGTGCATTTGGAGAACTAGGTCACCCAGACGGTCCCACAATTAACTTAGATCGTGTATCACATATGTTCACGGATTTAAGACAGGAAGGATCTAACATCGTAGGTCGTGCTAAAGTTATGGACACACCTATGGGCAAAATCGTAAAGAACATTATTGATGAGGGTGGTCAGTTAGGCATCTCATCAAGAGGTATGGGATCAATTAAACAAAATAAATCTGGCATCATGGAAGTACAAGGTGACTTTATGCTTGCGACTGCAGGCGACATTGTTGCTGATCCGTCTGCTCCAGATGCATTTGTAAAAGGTGTTATGGAGGGTGTTGAATGGGTGTATGACGTTGCATCATCTTCATGGACGACAGCCAATACCTTTGATCAAATTGAAGAAGAGATTAAAGAAATAGTAAGAAAAGATCCTAAGGCTTTAGAAGAAAAAGCTAATTTCTTATTCCAAAAGTTCATTAATTCACTGTAAACATGAATTTTTATAAATAAAAGTAATGAAATCGACATCAAAGGAGATTAACATGGCAGAGCATATCGAAAACTTAGATGCAGAACTTGATGAAGCCAAAGCAACTGGCGAAGATTCAATGGCTGCAGATGCAACTACCCCAGCTGGTGGTACAAATACAAAACGTAAAGCAGATAAATCTGTTGCGGCTGAAAAGTCACACAAGCAAGGTTCATCTGACGAAAAAACGCCTATGGGCACAAATGATGTAGGCATGAAAGAAGGCATTGAAGTCTTATTTGACGGCGAAGAATTGTCTGAAGCGTTTAAAGAAAAAACGACAGCAATTTTTGAAGCAGCTATTCACCAGCGTGTTGAAGCTGTTAAAGCTGACCTTGAAGAAGCGTTTGATACAAAACTTGAAGAAAACGTACAGGTTGTTGTTGATGAGTTGATTGAAAAAGTTGACTCGTACCTAGATTACGTTGTTTCTGAGTGGGTAAAAGAAAACGAAGTGCAAATCGAATCTAATATTAAAGTTGAAGTTGCAGAGTCGTTACTCGGAAGTGTTGTTAACCTAGTAAAAGAACATAACCTCGAAATGAGTGAAGAGGTTGTAGATTCGGTTAAAATCGCAGAACAGCGTGCCGAAGAAGCAACACAAAAGTATAATGAAGCGGTCGCAGAATTGATTGAAGCAAAAGCGCAGATCTCAGAAAATGCACGTTCAATTGCTTTTGAAACAGTATCAGAAGGTCTTGCAGATACACAAGTTGAAAAGCTACGTGTTCTTTCAGAAGGCTTATCGTTCGTTGATGCTGACGATTACACAAGAAAATTGTCAGTAATCAAAGAAAGCTACTTCGAAACAAAAGTTGTTGACGCAGGTGATGATCTTGCAGAAACACTTTTAGAAGAAGTAGATGAAACTGAGGAAGCATTGGCGCCTGCTCTTGATCCTCAAATTGCTGCATATGTAAATGCGCTTGCTCGCACTACAAAATAATTTTTTTATAAATAGTATTAGACAATCCACAAAGGAGATATCCAAATGAGAAATAACGAACTTATGGAAAAGTGGGCGCCAGTGTTAGGTCACGATGCGCTACCTGAAATTAAAGATTCACACCGTGCTGCTGTTACAGCAACATTGCTTGAGAACACAGAAAAAGCATTGAAAGAAGGCCAGTCATACTCGCCATCATCTTTCCTTGCAGAAGATGCACCTTCAAACAACACAGGAAATGTTGCTAACTACGACCCAGTATTGATTTCACTTGTTCGTCGTGCAATGCCTAACTTGATTGCATACGACATTGCAGGCGTTCAGCCAATGACTGGCCCAACAGGCTTGATCTTTGCAATGCGTTCACAATACACGTCTGATGGTTCAGAAGCATTCTACGATGAAGCAGATACTTCATACGCAGGTGCAGGTACTCACACCAACTTGCTTGGTAAAGGTTCAGAAGCAACTGGTACAGGCATGGCAACAGCAGATGCTGAAGCGCTAGGTGATGCACCAGATAATGCATTTGCAGAAATGTCATTCCAGATCGACAAAGTAACTGTTGAAGCGAAATCACGTGCGTTGAAAGCAGAATACACAACTGAACTAGCACAAGACTTGAAAGCAATTCACGGTCTTGACGCTGAAACAGAACTAGCGAACATGTTGTCAGCAGAATTGTTGGCAGAAATCAACCGTGAAGTTGTTCGCACAGTTTACACTTCTGCTGTACAAGGTGCTCCTGCAGATCAGGTTGCTACTGCTGGTACATTTGATCTAGACGTTGATGCAAACGGTCGTTGGTCAGTTGAAAAGTTCAAAGGTCTAATGTTCCACATCGAGCGTGAAGCGAATGCAATCGCAAAAGCAACTCGTCGTGGTAAAGGTAACCTGATCATCTGTTCATCAGACGTTGCTTCTGCACTTCAGATGGCTGGTGTTCTTGATTACACTCCTGCGTTGAACTCAAACAACTTGCAATCAGATGACACAGGCAACACTTTCGCAGGTGTTCTGAACGGTCGCTTCCGTGTATACATCGATCCATATGCAGGTTCAAACTACTTGGTAGTTGGCTACAAAGGCGCAAACGCATTTGACGCTGGCTTGTTCTATTGCCCATATGTACCGCTACAGATGGTACGTGCCGTTGGCGAGAACAGCTTCCAGTCAAAACTGGGCTTCAAAACTCGTTACGGCATGGTTGCAAACCCATTCGCTCGTGGCAAGTTGGCTGCTGGTTCGGCTGCAGTAGGCGCAATCGGTGATGGTACAAACGTTTACTACCGTCGCTCAAAAATCGAAAACATCATGTAATTCGATTAATAATAAGAACAGTTTTAACTGTCGTATTAGGGCTCCTTCGGGAGCCCTTTTTTTATGATATAAATAATAATGTAATTTTGTTTAGAGGATCATCATGCCAGCAATTAGTTTCAAACAGAATTTCTTAGCCCCTACAGGGTTTAGATTTGTAATACAGAGATTGCCTCACGTACAATTCTTTGTACAGACAGCTAATATTCCTGGAGTTTCTACAGGATATACAGAAACTGCGACGCCATTCAAACCGTTATATAGACACGGTGATAGATTGCAGTATGACGAATTTACCTTGTCTATTCGTGTTGACCAGGAAATGAAAAGCTATTTAGAAATTTTTAATTGGCTTGAAGGCTTAACGTCTCCTGAAAATTTTGAAACATATGCAAACTTACTTGCAGGTGACGGTGCATATTCTGATGCAACATTAACTATACTAAACAATAAACAAAATCCGGCGATAATCATCAAGTTCAAAGACATATTTCCCATAGCTTTAGGTGGTATAAATATGAATACAACTGAAATTGATATTGATTATGTTACTGTTGATATTACATTCAAAACAGGCGGATGGACAATTGAACCTGTACAACGTAGAACAGCCATACCTATTACATATCAAGAAGATGAAGATGTTTCATTAGAAGATCAATTAGCAGGTGAAACTGACATTGACAGAAGTTTATATGATAGCAATATTAACTCTTGACAATACACATTAAATTTGTTATAATAACAAAAATTGTGTGTTAACTTTAAAGGATATATTATGAAAATCGAAGATATTGTGAGCGAATGGTCAAACGACCTACAAATTAATCAAGCCGACATCTCTAATGAGTCGTCAAATATTCCAAAACTTCATAACAAATACTACCTTTATTATGTCAATGAAGGTATGAAGTTGAAACAAATGAAGTTGGAATTGAAAAAATTTACAAAAATTAAAACAGAATACTATAGAGGTGAATTGGGTCCCGTTGAGCTTAAGCAATATGGATGGGATCCTCAACCTTTAAAAATTTTGAAATCAGATATCCAACAGTACATTGACGCAGATGATGAGGTCATTGACAAAACTTTAAGAGTGTCTGCACAAGAGTACAAAGTCAATTATATCGAGGAAATTATTCGCCAAATAAATAATAGAGGATATCAATTGAAAACTATACTTGATTTTGAAAGGTTCAGAACAGGGGCATAATGGAACTTTTACATATTGAAAAGATTGATGATGTATACATAAAAGTCAATACAGATGCATCCACAAAAATGGAACTCTCTGATTTTTTCACATTTGACGTGCCAGGCGCAAAATTTATGCCGGCATATCGTAATAAAATGTGGGATGGGAAAATTCGTCTTTTCAATGCAATGACAGGACGTGTATATGCAGGTTTATTATCATACATATATACATTTTGTAAAGCACGTGACTATGAAGTAGTTATTGACAAGTCAGTTGACCCGAAAACAAAGGTTCCTGAGAATATAGCAGATATAATTTGTAATGAATTGGGAACAAAATTCGAACCTCGTGATTATCAAAAAACCGCAGTCCATCATGCATTATCATACAACAGAGCGATGTTATTATCGCCTACAGCGTCCGGTAAATCATTTATCATATATATGATTACACGCTTTCATATGATGCATGACAGAAAATGTTTGATTGTTGTGCCCACTACATCTCTTGTTGATCAAATGGCGTCTGATTTTGTAGAATATAATAACGGCAATGCGTTGTCAATACATAAAATTCGAGGCGGTATTGATAAAAACGTTGACGCTGATATCACAATAACAACTTGGCAATCAATATATAAACAAAGAAAAGATTGGTTTCAGAAATTTGATGTTGTATTTGGAGATGAGGCGCACTTATTTAAAGCGAAATCGTTAACATCTATTCTTGAAAAAATGCCCACAACAAAATATAGATATGGGTTTACAGGAACATTAGATGGAACACAAACACACAAGTTAGTTTTAGAAGGACTGTTTGGTCCTGTTTTCGAAGTAACATCAACCGCTAAGTTGATACAGGATAAAACACTAGCATCATTTAATATTAAAGCAATTGTTCTTGAATACCCTGATATTGATAGAAAACAATGCAGGGGATTGACATATCAAGATGAAATCGATTGGATTGTTACGAACGAAAAACGTAATAAATTTATAAGAAATTTAGCTTGGTCATTATCCGGAAATACATTAGTATTGTTTCAATTCGTTGAAAAGCACGGTAAGGTTTTGGAACCTATGTTGCAGCATGAAAACAAAGTTGTACACTTTATACATGGCGGAGTAAATGCTGATGACCGTGAAGCAGTCAGAAAGATAGCTGAAGAAACAACAGATAACATCATATTAGCAAGTTACGGAAC